ACTGATGAACAACGAATTAAATTAATGGATGATGGCTGGGAAGCTAGTAGTCCTTGGTATGAAGAACAGGTTCGAAATGCCAATGGTGATATGCGTAAAATAGCGCAAGAATTACTATGTTCATTTTTGGGTTCTGGAGATAATTTTATTGCTGAAGAATATCTTAAAAGAATCGAAGAAACTGAAATCAAAATACCTATTCGTCAAGAATATACTGATTTAAATATGTGGATATTTGAAGAACCTGTTATTGGTGAAGACTATATTATGGCACTAGATGCTTCACCCGGGCATGGAGAGGATAATTCAACACTTAATATGTTGAAATGTAATGAAATTGTTGAAGAAAAAGTTATTACAAAAAATGGTAAAACAAAAAAGGTTAAAGTTAAACGGCATAAAGTAGAACAAGTAGCAGAATATTATGGTAAAGTAACACCACAAATGCTTGCAGAAATCGCATATCAATATGGTAAACGTTATAACGATGCATATGCTGTTGTTGATATTACTGGTGGTTATGGTGTACAAACAGTTGAAAAATTATTGGAGTTCGGCTATGAAAATATTCATTTTGCTGAAGTAAGTCATAAACCAAGCAGAGATAGGTTGCAGGGATATATTAAAAAAGGTCAAAAGGTAATGCCCGATGGAACAGTAATTAATGTCGATTTAATCCCCGGTTTCTTTATCGGAAATAATCGTCCATCAGTTATTCTTGAAATGCAAAGAGCAATTCATTTAGAGGATGTTATTATTAGGTCAATTAGATTGTTGAATGAGTTGAAAACGTTCGTTACCGTGGCTGGAAATCGTGTTGCTGACCATAAACGTACATTCCATGATGATAGTATAATGGGATTAGCTATTGGTTTGTTCGTTCTAAACTTTGATATGGCTAAATTTAAACAAAGCAAAGGAATTACCGAAAAAATGCTTAAGTCTATTCTTACAATAAACGACATTAAAGATATTGGTACAAAACAAAAAACAAAAAATAAACCCATGATTTCGGCAGACAGCGCAAATCCTTTAAATCCCTATGGAGCAAATGAATGGTTATTTCAAGGCATAAAAGATAAAAATAGAAGATAGTTTGTATTTATGTTTAAATGACTTTTCCAAAATTTTGGAGTATTTATAAAAAAATATAATAAATTATAAAAATGGCTGGCGAAAAAGAAAATAAAGGCACTATATATCAAGAACTTAATAAAATGCTAAACCTTGATGGGTTTGGTTTTCAAGATTCTTCAAGTGTCGCACCTGTTGCAACACCTCAAAAATCAAAAATCATAATTAAGGGTAATACACCTGAAGAAATACATAGAAAAGGTCTGGAAATTGAACAAAAACGTGAACTTCAAAGTAAATTTTTTCGCACAACAGACAGAGGGTTTCAAAAAGCATTACAATATGAAGCAGCTAGACTTCCAGCATATATTGATTATGAAGGTATGGAATACTACCCAATTATTAGTAGTGCGTTAGATTTATTTATGGAAGAAGCTACAAGTATTGGTTTAGAAGGTAAAATGCTTAATATTTATTCTAATAAGGAAAGAATTAAATTATTATTAGAAGAATTTTTCTATGATATTGTTAATGTAAATGTTAACTTACCTTTCTGGGTAAGAAATGTTTGTAAATATGGTGATAATTTCGTTCTGCTTTACGGTGAAAGGAAAAAAGGTATTACTCACGTAAAGCAAATGGTTAATTATGAAATTGAGCGATTTGAAAGAATACAGAATGGTAAACCATTAGTTAAATTCAAGCAAAGAATGACTGGTGATGAATTTAATGTGTTCGAAATGGCTCATTTTAGATTACTTGGTGACGACAAATATTTACCATATGGTTCATCAATTTTAAATAAGGTTCGTAGAGTATTCCGTCAGTTAGTTATGGCTGAAGATGCTATGCTTACTTATCGTATTATTCGTGCTGGTGAGAAAAAGGTATTTAAAATTGATGTTGGAAACATAGATGAAGATGATATTGAAGAATATATCTATAAAGTTGCTACAACTTTTAAGAAAACAGCACAAGTTGCTCCAAATGATGGACAAATTGATTATCGTTTCAATATATTGGGAAACGATGAAGATTATTTCCTTCCAGTAAGAAATGCAAATACACAGACAGGTATCGAAACACTCCAAGGAGCATGTTTAACATTAGATACTAAAATTGAATTACTTGATGGTCGAAGTTTAGAACTAAATAATATCATTAATGAATTTAATTCTGGAAAAGAATTATGGTCATATTCAATTAATTCAGAATCAGGAGAAATTGTCCCCGGTAAAATCACATGGGCAGGTGTCACAAGAAAAAATACTGATGTACTTAAAATAACATTAGATAATGGAAAATCAATCACATGTACCCCAGACCATAAATTTCCAACTAAATTTAATGAAACTAAAGAAGCCAAAGATTTATCAATTGGTGAATCTATGTGGGCATTTAATAAAAAAGAAAAAATAATAAGTGGTGGGTCTTCTAAAAGAAATACATATGAAATGATATATGACCATTCAATAAATAACTGGATTTATACACATAGAATGGTGGGAAATTTTATGAGGGAAAAGAATTTACATGAAGTATTCACACATAAAATTAACGAAAATAATTTACAAACAATTCATCATAAAGATTTTAATCGATATAATAATGTACCTCAGAATTTATGTTTTATGAATTCTAAAGACCATTTTTATTATCATCATGATACTGCGAAAGAAATGTATGATGGTTATAGTGATGAAACAAAAAAATTACATATTAATCTAAGAAAAAATGGAGTTAATTCTTATTGGGATTCAATTAGTGATGCTGAATTAATTATTAAAAGAGAAACTGCAATTAAAAATTCATTGATTTCAAGAGAAAAAGCTGTTGAAACATTTAATAATAATCCAAATAAAGAAAAAATAATTAAATTAAGAGGTAAGTCAATTTCAATTGCAAAATCAACCGAAGATTGTAAAATAAAACAATCTAAAATGGTTAAAAACCAATGGAAAACAACAGATTTGTCTAAAATTATTAAAGAAAAACAATCAATCAAATATTCAGAAAAATTGCTTGATTTATTAGTTGATTATTTTAGTGAATATAATAGAATTGATTTAATTCTTGAAAAGAAAATAAACATAAAAAATTCTGAATGGCTAAACGAATTTAATCAATTAAATCCGAATAATAAACAGTTAAATAAAATGACTGAAATTACTCGTAATAACATCGACAAAATGTTGAAAAATTTTGGATATTCTAATTGGAATGATTTCAAACATAAAGTACCTTGTTATAATCATAAAATATTATCAATAAAATGGCTAACTACAAAACAAGATACTGGTACAATTACAATTGATGGTCAAGAGCAACTACATAATTATCACACATTTGCATTAAGTTGTGGTATATTTACAAGAAATTCCAACCTCGACCAAATACAAGATATTGAATACCTAAGAGATAATTTATTTACAGGTCTCGGTGTTCCAAAACCATTTTTAAGTTTTCAGGATTCTGCTGGTGGTGGAAAAAATATGGCACAATACGATATTCGATTTAGTAAAAAAGTAAATAGGATTCAACAAGCAATGATTCAGGAACTCAATAAAATGGCGATGATTCATCTTTATTTATTGGGATATAGTGGTGAGGATTTAAATAGTTTCCAATTAACACTTACAAATCCAAGTACTCAGCAGGAATTATTGAAATCTGAATTGATGAGAGATAAAGCTCAAACTTATACAGAATTAACCCGTGCTGAAGGTGGTGTTGCTGCAATGTCACATACAAATGCAAAACGTTTGATTTTTAATTGGAGTGATAGACAAATTGTTGATGATTTGAAACAACAGAAAATGGAGAAAGTTGTTATGCAAGAACTTGCTGATGCTCCTGTTAATATTAAGAAATCTGGATTATTTATCGACATAGATAAAAGATTTGGTGAACCGATAGAAGATATGGCTGCAATGAGTGGTGAAACTGCTGGTGGAATGCCACCTGAAGGAGGTGCTCCTATGGGTGCTCCACCTG